ATAACCCTTGACAAATTGGTAAAAATAGCGTATATTTGTATCCTAACATAAAAGAAAGAGCAGATATGAGTAAAGTTTTGTTGTCAATTATGACATTCTTCATAGTAGTGTTTACTGGATTAGCGTTTAGTCAGGCGCAACCAATCACTGTAGAAGAAGATTTAGTACCTGAAGAATTGCAGTGTCTTGCACTGAACATATACTTCGAAGCAGGTATTGAGAGTAACGCAGGCAAGATGGCTGTAGCAAACGTTGTATTCAATCGGGTAGCAAGTTCGAAATTCCCAAACACTATTTGCGAAGTAGTTCATCAAGGTCCTACGAAAGCATCTTGGAAAGACCCCAATGTGCAAGTACCTATTCGAAACAAGTGTCAATTCTCTTGGTGGTGTGACGGAAAAGCAGACGACCCATATGAAGGTGTAACGTGGGATAAATCTAAGCAGATTGCAACTACACTATATACTTTGTGGAAAAAAGATGAATTAACCCTTGACATTACAGACGGAGCCGTGTATTATCATGCAGACTATGTAACACCATTCTGGGCAAAGTCTTTTGTGAAGACTGCGAAGATTGACACACATATTTTTTACAAATAGGAGAAGACATGACAGTTAGACTAATTTCGTATTCGCAAGTCCCAGAGGGCGATTTCATTGGGCTTGATAACGTACAAGAACTAATCGCATATTGTGCTAGGGTTTCGAATCCTGCAAATCAGATGAACAGTGAAACATCTGAAAAACTAATTAAGTATCTAATCAAACATGCACACTGGTCACCACTAGAAATGGTGTCTGCTTGTTTAGAGATTGATACTACCCGTGACATTGCACACCAGATTGTACGTCACCGTTCGTTTGCATTCCAAGAATTCTCACAACGATATGCTGACCCTGCATCAATGGGTGACCAGTTCGTTATCAGAGAAGCACGATTGCAAGATACTAAGAACCGTCAAAACTCTATCGATATTGATACGACAGACGCAACCCAACGTATTATTGCAGAGACTTGGGCAGAAGCACAACAAGAAGTTATTGACCTCGCAAAGCGAACATATGAATGGGCGATTGATAACGGTATTGCAAAAGAACAAGCACGGGCAGTTCTACCTGAAGGTAATACAAAGACACGTTTGTATATGAACGGTACACTTCGTTCTTGGGTTCATTATATTGAACTTCGTGGTGCTAACGGCACTCAAAAAGAACACATGGAAATCGCACATGCTTGTGCAAAAGTAATCGCAAGTATCTTTCCACTTGCAGAGGATTTATAATGTTTAACATTGAAATAGAAATACCTATGAAAAAAGAAGAATTTAATGTACGATTACATAAGTATGTAACACGATATGACATGGAATATGTCGATGCTATTATCAAACTATGTGAGGAGAACGACATTGACATTGAAGATGTTGGTCAACTACTTGATGATAGAACAAAGGTGATTGTTGAGAGTGAGTTTCGCAACATGAATATGTTACCGAAAATCAATCAACTACCTCTATGACCATGACTGGATACGAAGCATATTGTCAATATCTTGCGTTGAAAAACCATTTTACCCTTGACAACTATGATTATATCAAGTATAATGGTCGTACATCAGCAAAAGAGAGTACGTTTCTAAAAAGAAGAGACAAGTTTTTCTTTACTAAGTTGGGTAAGAAATTCCCTAACGATAAAGAAGGTCTCAAAAACTTTTTAGTGTCGAACTTTCTTGTTGATGAGAAAGTGTGGGTTGGAAGTCTGCTTGATGAGAAGCACTTTGAGACTTATTCGAAATGGCAAAAGAAAATACAGTCTTTGTCCTATATTATTAAGTCAGACTTTCAAAACATTCTTTCGCACATGGACGAGAATGATTTATCTTTTGATAAGTTGTTTGAAGTCCGAGAGAATGAACACCCTATTCTGTTGCAGTTATATCTTCAGAATGAAATCGAAATTGAAACATTGATTGCGATGGATAGGGTGTTCGAATTCTTAAAGCGTTGGGACAAAAAGGTAGATGATGATATTCTATACCCAGATGTTCGTAAACGAATTAAGAAGTACCAAGGTTTTGTGAACATCGATGTTCGCAAAGTTAAATCACAAATGAAGGAAATTTTTATATAATTCCCTTGACATTTGATTAAAAATGTTGTATATTTGTGGTGTATAAATAATGTGGTATATTATGAATGATGTGACACAAAACTATACAAAGCAATACAGCAATATAACTTAAATACGGAGAAACACAATTATGTCTTTTGCATCCCTTAAAAAGTCTTCTGGTAACTTCAAGCAACTCGCTGAAGCACTTGAGAAGCAATCATCCCCAAAAACATCTAACAACACTGAAGACCGCTTCTGGAAGCCTGAAGTAGATAAAGCAGGTAACGGTTACGCAGTCATTCGGTTCTTGCCAGCACCCGAAGGTGAAGACCTTCCGTGGGTTCGTGTATTCGACCACGGGTTTCAAGGTCCAGGTGGCTGGTACATTGAGAACTCGCTGACCACAGTTGGTAAGCAAGACCCTGTATCGGAATACAATTCTAAACTTTGGAATTCAGGCGTTGAAGCGAACAAAGAAATTGCTCGTAAGCAGAAACGTAGACTGAAGTACATTGCCAACATCGTAGTTGTCAGTGACCCAAAGCGTCCTGAGAATGAAGGTCAAGTGTTCTTGTATCAATTCGGTAAGAAAATCTTTGATAAGATTACTGAAGCAATGAACCCTGCATTTGAAGATGAGACACCTTTGAACCCATTCGATTTTTGGGAAGGTGCTAACTTCAAACTGAAAATTCGTCAGGTAGAAGGATATCGTAACTACGACAAGTCTGAGTTTGATAGTCAAACTGCACTATTGTCTGGTGACGATGATGCACTTGAAGGTCTATGGAAAACACAACACTCACTAGAAGAGTTTGTGAAGCCTGAGAACTTTAAGTCATACGATGAGTTGAAAGCCCGACTTGATAAAGTCTTGGGTGTATCAACCGCCGCTGGTATGAATGCCGCCGCAGAAGAACCTGCACAGCAATCTTTTCAACCAGCATTTAAGTCAGAACCTCAGAAAGCCACTGCTACTGCTACTGCCGCAGATGTAGCGACTTCTGACGATGATGACGATACATTGTCTTACTTTGCACAATTGGCAGAGGATGACTAAACAAGAATCCGCTAGTCACAGCGGTTATGACTGGGATACGTCAGGTATCAGGTAATGTGACAACTAGTAAGTAGAGTGAGAGGGGAGCAGAAATGCTTCCCTCTTTTTTTTACCAGCCAAATAAACTCCAACGTTGAGGAGTTTGTTGCGCCCTTGCTTGAGGCATTGCTGAATATGTTTCAGATGTTTGGTTAGCAATAGTTGTTTGTGAAGTAGCAATATTTGTTTCGCCACCGCCAGAACCTTGTAACGCTTCTAACTCTGCCGCAATTTGTTCTGCACTTCTGTTTTCGTTTGTAAGCATTTGAGGTGCTAAGTCTGGTGCCGCTTCTGCTTGAACTTCTGGGAATGGTACTTGCCCTGCTCCTGCAGGAAGTCCAGTAAGTTCACCCGATGCAATTCTTTCAGCAAATCTATCTGAGTAACCAGAACGTGTTGCTAAGTTTTGCATACGCATATCTCTACTTGCACCAGCACTCATATTTCTTGGGTCAATACCATATACACTTTCGTATACGTCACCCATCTGTGTAAAGTCTTGTCCACGTTGACGGTCTTCCATATATTGTGCCGCAATCTGTGCCGCAATCTCTGGGTCATTTGCAAGTTCTGGGTTATTAACAAGGTCGACACCAAGTTGTTCGCCCATTCTACGATAGTTATCTTCACCAGTCAATTGAATGATACCACGACCACGATAATCGTAACCACCTAGTTCAGGATACATTGCATCATAGAATGCTCTATCGTCACCCTTCAATTGGGTGAGTTGTTCATCTGAATATCCAGACGCTCTACGTCCCATTGCTTCACGGATTCTCTCGTTAGAAGTATTTCTATAAGAACCTTCTGCTTGAGGCACAAATCCGCTTTCGCCTTGTATCATGCCCATGATATTAGAAATCTCTTCGTCTTCAAACCCACGGTCTTGTAGTGCTTGATAAGTCATTGCTTGAGTTTCTTCAACTGTCGCATTACTACCAACTGGAGGTAGACCAGCACTCGCTCTTGCTTCTGCTAGTGATGCTTCTCTTTCACCACTTGACATTGCAAGAATTTGCTCTACTTCTTCGGGGTCTGAACCAAGTCCAACTAACCCTTTAGCACTATCCCACCAGCCACCGATAGTGTCAGTAATACCACTGAATGTATCACCAATCCAACTAACAGCATCACCCAGTGCGCTGAATGCGCCTTCAACCATACCACCAAGTGCATCGATTGGTCCGCTCAAAATCCCTTCGTATTCTGACAATCCGTCTGAGATAGTATTGTAAGCATCTCCCATGAAGTCTTTTGCTGAAGTGATAGTATTGTATACATTACTTCTGACTTGCGAAACTCTCTCTGAAATACCAAATGCTTCATCGACATATGTTAAAGACCCACCAACAGTTTCAGAAATCTTCGCACCTGCATCATTCATCATTGTACCAGCGGATTCAATTACACCACCGACAACACTTTTAACTTGTTCTACTTTACCTGAGATGCCGAATGTTTCATCTAAGAATGTGAGTCCTTCACCAACTTGTTCAGTAACAAATGATGCGCCATCAGAAATCATTGTGCCTGCTTTGTCTAATGCTTCACTTGCTTCTGCTTTAAGCATATCCACTTTTTCAGTAATGCCAAATGTTTCGTCAACATAATCAAGCCCAGTAGCAATCTGTGTAGTAACAAAGTCTGCACCGTCATTAATCATCTGACCTGCTTTGTCTAATGCTTCACTTGCTTCTGCTTTAAGCATATCCACTTTTTCAGTAATACCGAAAGTCTCATCAACGTAATCAAGTCCAGTAGCGATAGCACCTGTAATATAGGTTTTTGCATCGCTAATCATTTCGCCTGCTTTATCAAGTCCTTGTGATACAGCCGCTTTTACACTGTCCCACTTCTCAATAAATGTTGCTTGAAGAACTGCCGCTTTTTCTGCTAGTGCTACTTTAGTTGTTTCCCAACCTTCTTTAACAGCACCCATAGCATTACCAGCCGCAACAACAAGACTGTCATATGTTGCTGAAATAGTATCAGACATTGATTGATACCAAGTCGGGTCTACACTTCTTTGTAAGTCTGCGCTTGCTTGTTTAAATGCTTCGTTGTGGTTGTAATACTCTTGCTCAAGGACTTCTAATTGGTCGTACATTGCCTGATTGACTTCAATACCTTGCTCTTCCATTCCTTGAATGGCTTGCTGAAGTGTATTGTATTCTTGCCCTTTAAGTCTTCTTAATTCGTTTAATTCAGCGACACGATTTGCTTCTTCTTTGTGCTGATTAATCATTGCTTGACGCTCATCTAGTGCGCCTTTTTGTGCATCATAGTCTTCTTGTGATATTTGACCATTTGCATATAGTTGTTCGATTGCTTGAAAAGAAGCAGTAAGAGCATCTTGTGACGCTGAGATTGACGCTTCACTTTCAGAGAATATTTCTTCGTAGTTTGGTTTTACAATATCGCCAACGAAACTACCGACCATATTACCTAGCGCCATACCAATACCCGCACCGAGCGGTCCACCAACAAAAGCACCAATTGTACCAAACAGTGCGCCACCAATTGCGCCGCCCATGTCTTTACCTTCAAGTTCTGTTGTGATATCATCATCGGTTGCCGCTTTTGCTAGGTCATAGATATCTTTACCTACCATTGCACCACCAACAATGATTGAAGCAACAGGACCAACTGCGGTTGCAATTCTACCCGCTGTCGCACCAAGACCTTTGATTGCTGTCATTAAACCACCGCCAGCAAGTGCGCCAGTGAAACCACCAAGACTTCCAGACAATGCACCTAGTGCAGAAGAAAGAAGTCCACCTTCTTCATCTTTATCAGTAAGTTTCTTTAGAGCATCAGCATCGATATCCATTCCGCCTTGTGCTTCAAGTGCGGCAAGTACAGCGGCATCATAACGTGCTTTCTCTCTACGTTCTTCTTCAGCGTTTCTACCTTCAACTTCAGACATGCGCTTCCACTCTTCGTTAGAAGTGAAAGTTTCTGCAAGGATTAGTCGTATCTTTTGTAGTTCTTCTGCTTGTAGTTCATTCCAAACAATTAGTTCAGATGTCCCACCATCACCACCGCCACCAGAAACTGCTTCAACATCTAGTCCGCCTGGACCATCGACTGCTTCTGCTTGCTGTTCTGCAACTTTCTTATTTGCTTTAGCGGCTTGCAGTGTTTCAAGTCTGTTAATCGCTTCTTCTTGTGCCGCTTTTTTGCGTTCTTTCTTTTGCTCTTTTGCTTCTTTACGTTTGTCAAGTACATATTTTGTCGCAAACATAACCGCAGGACTGTTAGATGTAAGACCACCAACAACTGAAGTAATATCAACAGAGTTTTTTGAAATAGTATCACCAATCTTAGATATAAGACCGTCTCTACTTTGTGCTTGTTCGAATTGTTGATTTGCAGTATCTATTGCGGCTTGTAGTGTTGCTCTATCAGACTTTGACAAATCATTTTGTTGTTGTATTACTTGCTCAATATCTTTGAGTTGTTGAATACTAGAACCGAGTTGTGAATTACTTGCATTGCTTGATTTATCGACAACATCTTTAATGGCATCCATATACGCCGCATTGTCATTAGACAATTGCGCTTGTTGTGAAGTCACTGCATCCATAATCGCTTTGGTGCGCTTCTCGTTTTGAGTAGCGAACTCTTTGAAATTCTGGTTTTTTAGTGCTTCAATTTGTTGTTCTAAAGATGCCATCTAATATTTACCTTCTTTGGGATTTTAATTGTTGCGCCCGTTCCTTCATTTTCTCGTTCTTCTCTTTAACATGATTAATTAGCATACCAACGTATATCTCTCGTTCCCATGGCATAAGATTTTCAATCTCAGTTAGGGAGTATCCGTGATGCTGAACCATAGCGAAATTTACTTCGTAAATATTCTTTAACTTATTATGGTCCAGCACTAACCGAAAAAACTCTGCAACCCTTTCACCTTATGTACTGTTGTCTCGCCACAGCGTTCACAAGTATATGTAATTTCTTTTTGTAGTTTTGGAATATTAACAAAAAACTCTTGTATCTTACTGAATTGTTCTTTGTTTAAGTTCTCCAAAAACTCTTGTATTTCTTTTGGTGTGCTGTCTTTCGCATAGTAGATATTATCTGCATCATAAATGTAATCAACACAACCTGCTACTGTATTAATAATCTGGTCAATTCCTTTACCAGAATTAACGTTAATCTTTTGCGTCTGCTTATAAGTCGGGTATGACATTTGCATTCCCATCTTATCGCTAATCTCAATCTTACCAGGTGCCGGGTTACCGATACACTCAACATCTGTCAAGTCTACTGTCACTTCCTGAATGTGCTTACATTCTTCACCAGCACGATTTTTATTCTTCGTATGTCTAAATCTCAAAGTAGTTGTCTCACCGATACTCTTTGAACGTATTTGTAAAAACAACCATTCAACATCATATGAAGTCAATTTGTCAATGTTCACTTCGTCATGCAAACAGTTTTGTAAAATCTGTGTAGTTGCAGTCATAATGTTATCCCACCTACCATCTTCTAGTGCTAGTAGAAGAATTTTCTCTTCTTTAACTAGAAACGGTCTATACTTCACTTCCTTGCCTGTCGAAGGAATTTTTGTAGTGAATTGTGGCAAATCAGGTCTTGGTAGTTTACTCATAATTTCTCCATTCTTTAAAGTTATAATGTAATGTTATTTATTCATGGTGTATTAGGCGAATAGCGATATGTTAGCAGGACCTAAAGAAAGGTTGCCAGACAATGCCGCCGCCGCTCCACCAAATGCAGTAGCGGCACTCACAATTCCACCGATACTACCAAATGCGCCACCAGGACTGAATAACCCAGGACTGTTAGAATAATGTCTGTATGCAAAAGTAACATCAAACGTTGCTATCTCCGCAGAATCCGCAGTGAATTGAATATCACCCAAATTCTCTGGGAATGCTTCTACTAGTTTGTGTGTATGCGTTTTACTTCCACCTACACCAAACGTAGCAATATCTACTGTACCAACATAATCAGATGAGTACCCGACACGACCATTAAGAGGGTCTTGCATCTTGTCTTGCCAATCCATGAACCAGCGATATAAACTCATCCCACCATCACACATAAATGTTAATGTGCAAGGACTATATGCAGAACTGTATACTTTTTTCTCTGTTAAGTTCAGACCATATTTAATGTCTGAAGTAATCATGTTACGACCTGGCATTGTTGCACCAACAATGTAGTATTCTGTACCCGGACCCAATGGCGGTGCAATAGGACCTGACACATTCACTGCATAGTGACTTGCCTTAGTGTAACTTCTAAAATTTGCTCTTAGAGCATCTATTGGTCTTGCCATTTTTAAATTTTCCCTCTACTTTCAGACCAGACTTTGGACTTACTTGCTTTCTTAAAGTTTTCGACTGGCAAGAATAGTGCAATATCCCATTCTGTTGGATTAACATAAACAAAGCGACTTTTAACGTGACCAGAAAGATATCGTTTAATACACGGCTTGAAGTTTTTAAACTTACCAGCAGATTTCAACGTATCATAAGTTGCTTTAATTCTTGTTTTATCATCGAACTTTTTATTTGTTGTGATAGTGTAAAGTGCATCCATCAATTTTGCTCTTTCAGCATATGGTAGATAGTGCAAGTTTAAACCTAGAAATCCACCAGGAGCAGATTCCATAACTACGACTAAAGGAAATCTATCGTAGTAAGGTAGTTTCTTTTTTGTCTTTGGGTCGTATACAAAGAAGTACATAGAACCTGGTAGAAATCTACTACGCAATCTATCTTTATCACTAACTAATTTAGTTTGTGTGATTGATGTCTCTCGTGCTTTTTTTCTATACCAATCTCTAGCCTTACGGGTCCGTGCTGGTACTTGACCACTACGAATTCCGTTCACTAATATATCATCGAATGTATAAGCAATTGCCATCTATGTTATCCTGTTTAGACGTTATTCTCCTAAAGTATTTATATGCCTAAGTCAGATGGTCCTCAGTCAATATTTGCCATGACCAACGTCTATCGTCACAATATTCTTTCGCCGCTTTGAATTTTGCTTGATTGATTGCATATGTTTTTACTTCTTTAACATATTTGGTTGACAAACGACCAGTAGGTGTGTTATACTTCTTTGATTGGTCAGGTTCTCTGAGTTGTTTCTTTGGTTTGACTTCAATCAGACGAATATTCTTTTTACCGTCATTGTCGATATACTTAACCCAGAAGTCAGGATAATAACTTCTGTTCTTGCCCGATGTCGGGTCCTTATACGGTATGATGATTTCTTCACTCGCCCATTCTAAGATGTTCTTGTTGTTATCACAATAAACCATAAACTTACGTTCCCACAATGAACGATATATTATCTTTGTAGGGTCACCACGATACTTGCTCGGGTTCGAAGGTTTGAACTTACCTTTATACGCCATCTAGTCTTCCTTATAAATACATTTGTACAATAGTATCTATTATTTATATCAAGAGGAAAAACTATGCCTTTAAGATTTTCATTGACTGGAACGGGTCCACTTCAAGCCCTTTTCGGTTCGCCATTCAAAGTAAATAATTTTCAGTTCCCTTCTGACGGAAGCGGAACATCAATCTCATTTACTGCGAAGAAGCCCGGCGGCAATGTTGCTGTTGGTGGCGGTGCGGCTGGTCTTCAGGTATCATTCTCTTCTGGTGGAACAACAAAACTATATCTACCACAAAATCTGCAAGTTCAATATTCAGCAAATTACCAAGAGACAGAAGTATCTAAGATTGTTGCAAACGCACTTGATGGAGGACAGACTTTAGATGCGGCAATTGCGGCAGGAGCAAATAACTTGAAGGGTATGGTCGAAGAAGGTACTGGTCTATCTGGCGCAAGAGCGGCATACGATTATAGAAACAATCAAGTATATAACAATCACATGGAAGTTATGTTTACTG